GATCACGCGCGAATACATTCGTCAGAACCTGTTCTCCCCCTATATCGGCTCCGAGTTGACGTCGATCATTCGCGTCATCAACGACCTCAAGAAGGGCGGCGAACAGATCAACATCCCGCTCATTGCTCGCCTCAAGAACCTGCCCATCGCAACCGGCACGCTGGTCGGCAATGAGGAGAACATCGACAATTACGGGGATCGCGCGTGGATCGATTGGGGGCGTAACGCCGTTCGTATTCCCCGTTCTGAAGAGCAGAAGTCGAGCATCGACCTGTTCGGTCAGGCTCGCCCGCTGCTGGAGGATTGGGGCAAGGAACTGCAGCGCGACGAGATTTGCGATGCGTATTTCGCGGTCCCGCTCGCATCCACTGCACCGGCCGGCCTCGGCTCGACCAACGGCCAGCGCGTCAATGGTGCGCTGTTCGACCAGGCAACCGCCGCCCAGCGCAACACCTGGGTGACGGACAATCAGGACCGCGTGCTGTTCGGCGGCGCGCAAGGCAACTACTCGACGACGTGGGCGACTGCAGCAGCGAACGTGTCCACGGCGATGACGTTGTCGGCGGCGTCGGCGATGAAGATGAAGCGGCTGGCGAAGAAGGCCAACCCGCGCATAAGGCCATACAAGCTCAAGAATGGCCGTGAATATTTCGTGATGTTCGTCGGCAGCAATTGCTTCCGCGACCTGCAGAACGACACGACCATTATCACCGCCAACACCCAGGCGCGTCCGCGCGAGGGCGACGGCCTCGACAGCAACCCGCTGTTCCAGGATGGCGATCTCATTTACGGAGGCGTCATCTTCCGGGAAATCCCGGAGCTGGATATCCGGCTGCCGACAACCTACACCACCGCGGGCGCCGGCGGCACGCAGATCGCTCCGGTGTTTCTGTGCGGGCAGTCGTCGATGGCGTGGTGCTGGGGCCGCATGCCCACGCCCACCTTCCTCAGAGAGGACGATTATCAGTTCTACCGGGGCGTGGGCATCATGATGGCGTACGGAATGAAGCGCATCGCGAAACTGAACCCTGCCGGCCAATACAAGGATTGGGGCACTTTCACCGGGTATTTCTCCTCAGTGGCCGACGCATAAGCCCCCAGCGCTCGTTCGGCTGCGAGGCCGGGCGGTCCGGCTTTGCTCTCAGACTTTGCTCTCGCAAATGTCTTGCAAATGCCGCACGCCGCCCGGCAACCCCATCCCCAGATACAAGGACAAACCCCATGAAACTCTTATCCCGTCTTGCCCCGGCCTTGCTTCGTGCAAGTGCCGGCGGCGTCGCTTCCGGCTTGTTTGCGCTCGGTCTCGCGGCGCTCGTCGCGCTGCCGGTGCTCACCATTCCGGCGCAGGCGCAGCGGTCACCCGCTCCGCGGTTGTTCCCGGATCAGACGTCCGCCTATATCCGCGCGACGGTGAACTCCAACAGTTGCGTCATGGTCTCGTTGACGTGCTCGGTGAAGCTCGGCGCGTTGCCGTACAACAGCTTCATCGTGCGCGCCTATCAGCAGGTTGTCACGACGTTCTCGGGTGGTGGCGTTACCGCCCTCACCCTTGCGCTTGGCACCTCGGTAGGCTCGGGCAACATCGTGGCGGCGCAGTCCGCGCTTACCGCAGGCAATGCCTCGGTGTTGACGGTGGTCGCCGGCGGCCTCGGAACTACGGTCACGGGCAATGGCATTGCCCAGACCGGCACGCTCGGCGGCTTCGATATCTTTGCGACGCTCGCTGCGACGACCGGCGCGCCGACTGCGGGCTCGGTCGTGGTCGTCCTGGAATACATCCAGCCAAATGACGGCTCTTGCACCGTGGTGCCCACCGGCGCAGTTGCGCCCGGCTGCTAGGTCCTCCCCAACGCAGTCGGCGTTTTGGCTGGGTTAAGCCATTTCCCCGGCCAAACTTGCGGCGCGGCTTTTCGCGTGGCTGCGCCGCCCTTTGCCTATTGAAAGGAAATCCCATGTCGACCACCAACAACGCAATCCTGACACTCGGCGCGCGCCAGGGCAGCGCGCCGATCACGGAGCCGGCATCCAGCGTTGCTGCGGCGCAGGCCGGCGCCACCCGGGTGAATGGTGCGATTTGTCGCGTCAAGCTCGCGGTCGCCACCGGTAGTTTTATCCTGCCATCGATCGGTTCCGGCGAGGCCATGACGGCGATGACGGTCGTCAACGACACCGCTGTCGCCATCAATGTCTATCCCGCGGTTGGCGAGAAAATGAACGGCAGCGCCAACACCGCGCTGTCAGTCGCATCCGGCGCATCCGGCGTGTTCTTTCCGGTGCTCAACTCCGTCCTCAATTACCCGACGACGCTAGATTGGCGTGCTGCGGTTGTTTCGTAGAACGAGGTATCCATGACCAAGGTAACCTATGTCCCGCAGGAACATGGCGCGCCGGCCGAGATCGTCTGGAATGGCGTGACATTTCCCGCCAATGTGGCGGTGGAACTCGACCCGGTGAAGCACAGCTACATGGTGCCCGAGGTCGAGAAATGGGTCGATCCGCAGACCCAGCGGATACTATCCAAGGCCATCGAGGTGCGCCGGTCGATGGTTGAGATCGCCAAGACCAATCCGACCTTCCTGGTCGAGGGCGAGCCCGTCATTCGCGATCGACAACCAACGCGCCGCGGCCGCCCGCGCATTCCGAAGACCTCCGAGGAATACCGCGCCCATTGCATCGCCTGGATCGAGACCAGCGAGGACCACGAGGACCTCGCGATGCGCTGGGAGGAGGAAGAGGAGATGCGCCAGCGGTGCCAGGTCGGCGACGACGATGTCAGCTATCTGCGGCCGATGTTCGATGCGAAGTTTCATGAGTTGAAGAAGCAGGCGGAATAACAAATGGCCGGCGGCGCATATCGCAGCGAAACCGATCTCGTCCTCGAGGCGCTCGGCACCCTGCAAATCCTCGAGGCCGGCCAGGTCGCCGACCTGGAGGACGTGGCCTATGTGCGCGAGAAGGTTGATGCGACGCTGCGCATGCTCGCGGCGCTGGAAATCTGCTACATCGCCGACTCAAACAACATTCCCGGCGAAATCTTCACGCCGGTGGCCGACATCCTCGCCAGCCTATGCGCGCAGAAGTTTTCGGTCACGCCCGACGATTTCACCCGCATCATGCAGATCGGCATCGGCATTCCCTACGGCAGCGGGGCAGGGGTGATGGCCATCAAGCAGATCATGCGCGGTCGGCCGACCTATGAACCGCTCAGGGTGTACTACCTCTGATGCGCGGGCCATCTCCCATCAATTTTCCGCTGGGATCGTTTCCCGGCTCGGTCACGCAGGAAAGTGCGGGGCGGCTCATCAATTGCTGCTCGGAGCCGCTCGGTCCCAATGGCCCATCGGCCGCCACCTATCATCGCCAGCCCGGCCTTTCGCAGTTCGCCGTCACGCCGCTCGCCGGCTATCGCGGCGGCCTCATCGTCAATAACAAGAGTCATGAAGTCTGGGCCGACCAGGCTACGACGGTCGATGCGTCCGGCGCCGTAAACCAGCAAGGCGTCATGCCCGGGAATAAGCACATATCGATTGCGCGCAACCAGAACGTCCCGCCGGACGTGGTTGCCGTCGATATCGATAACGGCGCCTGGATACTCGACACCGCGCAGATCGCGCCCGCCACCGCTCTGGCGACGATCGGCGGCACGAATTTCGTCGCCGGCGATCAGGTGTCGGTGACGTTTTCCAATCCGAGCTGCGTCGGCTTTCCGGTCACCATCACCTACACGTTGGGCGGGTCGGAAACCGCCGCCAGCGTCGCGCTCGCCATTGGCAACATGATCAATGCCGATCCGAAGCTCGCCGCCAACAATCTCGTCGCCGGTGCGGCCGGCGGCGTCATCGAATTCTCGCAACAAGGCAGCATCGGCAATGCGACGACGTTGACCTCGCTGGTGGTGCCGGTCGGCGCGGCAACTAATCTCGTCGCCTCGGTAACCGGTACCGGCAATGAGACGGTGACCCTCGCATTGGGGGCTGGCTTTATATCGGCGACCGTGGGCGGAACGGCATTCCATCCCGGCGATACGGTATCGCTCACCTTCAGCAATCCCAGCAATCCGGCATGGCCGGTCAAGGTCACCTACACCCTTCCGACGACGCCGGCGCAGAACGCCACCACGGTTGCGGCCGGCTTGGTTACCGCGATCTACGGCAATGCGCTGCTTGCCGCGGCGAGCGTCAGCGCCACCAGCACGGGCGCAGTCGTCAGCATCTTTCAGCCGGTCGGCGATGAGACGGTAACGTTCTCGACGACGTCGCTGACCGGCGGCGCCGGCGCGGTCGGCATCGCTTTCAGTGGCTCGCCTGCGCCTTATACTGGCGGCGGTAGCCTTCCGGTGCCGAATTCGGTGTGCTTCCAGGACGGTTACCTGTTCTTCACCGTCGCCGATGGCCGGATATTTGCCACCGGCATCAACTCGCTTTCGATGAATGCACTGACATTCATCACGGCGCAATCGCGCTCCGATGTGACATTGCTGCGCGGGATCGCATTTTCCGGCCTGTTGTTCCTGTTTACCACTGGTCACTGCGAGGTGTGGCAGGACGTGGCGAATGTCGCGCCGGCATTCCCGTATGCACGCCAGGTGGTGCTGCCATATGGCCTGCTGCAGGCTAATGCCATCGCCGGCCAGGAGACCGGGTTCGACAATCTGTCATGGGTGGCGCATGATTTCGGCGTGTGGAATTTGCCCTATGGCCAATTGAACCCGACCAAGATATCTCCGCCCGATCTCGATCGCCTGATTGAGGCGCAGCATCGCCAGGGCAACACGCTGGAAGCGTCCGTTTACATATTCGGCGGCAAGAAATTCTGGTCGCTTCAATCGCCGGCATGGACCTGGGAATTCAACCTCTCGACGCAGCAATGGAACGAGCGCTGGTCGCTCGATCTCATCAACGGCACGCAAAGCCGCTGGCGCGGCACCGGCGGCCATCCGGCATTCGGCAAATGGCTGCTGGGCGACATCTACAGTGGCACGCTGTGCTTCATCGACGACAAGAACTATACCGAACTTGGGTTCCCGATGCTGATGCGGCTCGAGAGCGCGCCGGAAACCGCATTTCCATTCAGGATCAGGATCGCCCGCGCCGATTTCAACTTTTACACCGGCGCAGGCATGGAGGTCAGCAACATCGTCATGACCGTGACAGGCGCCGCATCTGGCACAGGTGGCCAGATT